TAGAATTCGGACCGGGATTCCTCGTCGAGCTTGGCCAGCCTTTCTTCAATCTCTTTTTCAAACTCCGGATCGTAGATATTATCATCCGCCTCAGCCTGACGTTTGAGCTTGGCACGAACCTGTGCTTTCAGTTCTATAAGGGATTCAGCCCCTTTCTTCTGCTGGGACTTCCTGTATTCTCTCTCCAGATCGCTTATCTTTTGTGAGGTTTTGTCTGCATCATACATGGTATGCACCTCCTTAATCGTACTTGTCAATCTGCTCTTTTAATTTTTTTACACTATCCTTGACTTTGTCATATGAATCCGCATCGCCTCGGTCGCCTTTATCCATCATGACATCGAGAGATAAGAAGTAGACGTAATTGTGTAAGTAATAATCAGCCGACTTCTGGGTATCATTTTTTCTTTCGTCATAAGAGTAGTCAGAAGCATAACTTATATTCTCTTCAATATTTTCTAATTGTTCCTGAGCATCCTCAGCAGATATATCTCCAGATAAATAATTTTGACCTATTTCGTAAGCTTTTTTAGCATTGGTTAAAGCCTTGTCACTTGCCGATTGTTCGTGACCACACGAACATAGAATAAGCGATGATAGTAGTACATATAAAATTCTTTTTTTCAAAAACAATCCCCCTTTTTCAATTTGACGACCAATCAGAAAATACTATCTTTTATGGTGACCTCGGTACCACGCGAGGTCTATTATTTTCCAGAAGCCTTCTTCAGAGGACTATCATCTGCTGCAACAGTTGTAGATGCCTCCAACTCAAAACATTTGCCAATGACAATAGTTCGTTGCTTCCTGCTTAAAGAACAGAAAGCCTCCAATAAGTCCATAACTTCATCAGGATATTTGTTATAGTAATTTAAAACCATAGCCTCTTTGGTGTCCAGTTTGTCTCTTCGAGACTCATCCAACAAATAATCAATAGATACATTCAATACATGTGAGAAACGGATGAGTTCTTCTGCACATGGTTGGTTGGCACCGAACCAAAGCTGATCAAAACGTTCTTTTACAATATCTGTTTTAGATAGGGCATCTTCATACGATATTCCCAGCTCTTCACATTTTTTTCGAATGTTCCAATTTGCCAATCCATCTTCGTAAAAATAATCATAGCAATCTCTGGAGGAACCGATTTTCTCTAATCCGAGTATGCAATCAACAGAAACTTTATAATATTCTGCCAATTTAATGAGGATTTCTAACTTTGGAATCCTCTTGTCGTTCTCATAATTTGCCAAAGTGCTTTGCTCTATGTTAAGTGCAGAGCAAACCTCTAACTGACTTTTCCCAGCAGTCTCACGTAGTAATTTTAGTTGTTTTCCAAGCATGGTAATACCTCCTAATATAATTATATAGCAATTTGAAATGCATGTATAATTGCGTATTGAAATATTTTTTGAAAAATAGTTGACATATATTTCGCAATGTCATAATATGTATTTCAGAAAGAAATATGAAAGGAGCGATATGATGACACTTAAACAATTAAGAGTTAATAAAGGGCTGTCACAGGTCGAACTAGGAAACCAAGTTGGTCTAAAGCAGACTACAATATCACAATATGAAAATGGCTCAAGAAAGCCTCCGCTTTCTATGGCAAAAAAACTGTCGGTTGCCTTAGATGTTACCCTTGACGATATTTTTTGCTCATTAACATTTCAAAATGAAATACGAGATAATTATAACAAGTAGAGGTGATGTAGAAAATGGCAAATTTAACAGCGAAGACCAGTTCCAACATCTTTTATAAGGCTCGTTGCGAAGCGGCAACACACAATGAACAACTGAGTAGCCGAGAAGGAGCTGCTGACTATATGTCGATTGACAGAGGCAGGCTTTACCGGATCGAGAGTGGCATTGCAGTTCCTTATCCAGAAGAAATCCGCCTGATGGCTGATCTCTATAATGCTCCGGAACTGGAAAATTACTATTGCAGGACAATGTGTCCGCTAGGAAGTGAAATTCCAAAAGCAGAGCTGGTGGACATGGACAGAATCACAATCAGAACGCTTTCAACATTTCGGAAGATTGGAGAAACAAAAGAAATGCTTCTCGATATTACGGAAGATGGTGTAATCGATGAAAATGAGAAGCCACAGCTGGAAGAGATCTTGAAGAACTTGGAAGAGGTAGAGGAAATCGCACAGAGCATGAAGCTCTGGATCAAGAAGAACCTGTAAAAAATGAGGGCTCGAATGTCGGCAGTATCATTGGACCGAGCGTAAGGCGAGGACAGTCCGGCGGTGCGATTGGCAGAGTAGGGCTTAATAATTTTTGACAGCAACTTGCGGACATTTGACAGCGAATGACAACAAATGCGTCCGTAATCCAATCCGAATTCGAATCCAAATACAAATCGGGAATCCAATACAATATATGCTCGGAGCTACAAGCAGCTCCAAGCCGCAGGAGGTGAGCGAATGGAAGCAGTAAGAACCGCACCGAGACCGTTTCTGACCGTAAAGGAAGTTATGATTTTACTCGGTTGCAAGGAAGACTTTGCGTACAAGACGATGCGCAAAATTAACAAGGAGTCCGAGAGCCAAGGGTATATAAGCATAGGCTCTGGAAAAGTTAACAAGCATTTATTTGCGGATAAGCTGCAGATTCC